ATTATTCATGAGTTTCCCCTTGGCTTTCTTCTTCAGCCGCGTTCGTCAGGTATTGGGTGACGTCAGAGGGACTATATTGGTCGTAGTGGCTTTCGTCGTAATCCATTTGGTCGTCATCATCAATGGGTGCGTGATGACCTGCGAGGATGTAAAGTATTCGTTGCGCTGCGCCATAAGGGGTATTATCGTTGCAGTCCCAACCGCCACCGAACATATATTCCCAAGTTTGGTCACTACCGTCTATTCCGGATACATCTTCTGCGTATTGTACCCAGCCTGCTGAGTTGTTGAGTACGTCTAACGCGCCGTAGTCGCAGACTGGCCTGTCGGTAACAATGCCTTTAACAAAAGGCGCATGACCGATGGCACATCCTGCAGTTCCGCAGTTTATTAGGTTGTCGTCGTCTGTATCGACTTGGCACACGTTTTTGTTGTTTTTTACGAACCTACCCATGTCAAAGAATTTGTAATCGTCGGGTAGATTGAACAAGTATTGTGCTAGTAGTGCTAAATTATTTACTTTTAGTTTATTTACTTTTAGTTTGTATGTTCGCATTAGATTTCTTCCTTCTTTTCCCATAAGTAGGTGTTGCCACCTTTTACATATCCGCAGGGTTTATGCCCGTAGACATGTCCGAATTTGAGTAGCCTTTGCGTCATTGTTCTAGGCTTTATGCCCAGCTTTTTACTTAGCTCAGGGGTTGATAGTTGTGTCGAATCTGTCATGGTTTTCTCCATCTTTTTGATATCTGTTCGCAAAGTAGCAAGCCGCCTATTGTTAGGGCTATTAACACGATGCTTAGTCCTGCTGTCATTAACACTAGTTGCAAGAATGAACCCACTTCGTTGTCTCCTTAATTAATGCCCCTTTGTCGCATTAGGCGGGGCAACCTAAATTATACGGGATCTAAACCGCCTGCTTACACATTCAGCTTATCTGGTGTCCGTGCCTATGCGCTTAAACACAGGTGAGTGGCATACTGTGCAGGACGCCACTCGGGTACAACAGGGCTTCGCATGTGTCAGACGCACAGCCACTATTTGTTGTTTTCTTTTTCAGCGATACGTGTGTTTAGTTCTATCGCTTTATTGAGTGCTTCGTGTTCTGCCACATCATTGCTTCTAACGAAGTCCATTTTGTATCCCGTTGGGTAGTGAGCTTTGAACTCTTCATGCCGGTCACTTCTGGTTCTTTTAATGATACCTAAGTCGCCTAGCATGAAACCTTCATTTGAGCATAGGTGTGTTCCAAGGCAGGTTCCATCTTGTGCTATCAGCACGCCTTGGTTGAAGTTTCCACCGTTATCGCCGCTGTTGTTAAAACCATAGATGGTCGGCAAGCTATTGACTGGCTTGTCGTCTGGGTTATGTATTGCAAATGCGGGGTTATGCTCGCTCATCTGGTTTATCTCCTTGGTCATTTTTTCTAACGATGACTGTGGTTAACTTGGCATACTTGATCACGATTTCATCACGACCCTGCTTGTCCATTTCCATCGCAGCGATAGCAAAGAATGCTTCGCTTATTTCTTTTCTAAACTCGTGGGGTTTCATACCGTTTTCTCGTGCGAGTTGGGCGATGTCTTTATTCATGGTTGACTCTCTCTTAGTAGTTGCTTGGGTGGCTTGGGTGGCTGTGGTCAACGGGCAGTGTTGGTGCGAGTGTTGGTGCGAGTGTTAGCTGTAGCTTTATGCCGCAGTAGAAGAACTCGTGGTCCTTAATGTCGCCACCCCCTTCCATGATTTCTTGGGCTAGTTGGAGTACCGAGTCACCGTAATGACCGGCGTTTGAGGTTCTGTTTAGTGCGATGTAAATTGGTGGTGTCATTGTTGGTTGTGGTGGCATTATTGGCGCGTTCATTGATAATTCTCCTTAATCTTTCGTTTTTTTTTCGTTGAATATTGCGCGGCGGTGTTCGCATGTGACACACCGACTTCTTTGCGATAACTCGTGTACTTCTCTGTCACATTCGTAGCAGGTCGTCATAGGCATTAGAGTTTGCTCCTGACTAGTTCAAGGTAAGAAATGGCATCTTCCATGCTGGGTTTGGCGCGGGTTAGGTGCGGGTGCAAAAGTTCTTCGTCGCTGAACCTGCAACTGCATATTGCGCCCTGTTTTCGGCTCATATGATGCGAGTCATATATTGAAGCGCCTAGTTCGAAGCCCATCACTTCTAGCAATTCTTCGGCAACTGCGGCGCCACCTATGTCGATATTCTGCATTGCGTTTAGGGAATCTCCCGCACGTTCCATTGCTTCGTAGCCACAAACGCACGCGGCGGTGCCACATAGATGCGGACGGTCGTCACTTTTTAGATGGGCAACGTAAGCACCCATTTCTAATTCGCTGTAGCCTGTCTCATTAGCCTTAACTAACGTCTCAATTAACTGGTCTACTAAGGCGGCTGGCTTTCTTTTGAAATCTATTGTGAATTCCTGTTCGACGTTCATAGGTCAACTCCTAAACGCATGGGCTGCACTACGTAAGTGATTTTTGCGATGTCATCTGTGTGTCTCATCTTCACCACTACGCTGTCAGTGTCTCCACCGAATTGTAATTTGGTCATAGGAAGGGCGCGTCCCTCATGGAAGCATTTTACGAACGTGCCAACGTCTTTCAGATAGTCACCGTTGAGTCCGATACCTTCATCGATTTCGGTCGTTCGATTATCTTTGGGTATAACGCGAGCCACATCTGGGTAGCGCCCTTCGATGACGCCAAACTTGAACTCGGTTGTGCCGTCTCGGTAGCCGTAAACGTTGCCATTGACATCTATGGATATTCTCAGTGATGTTTTGCTGCTTGCGCCGGATATAAACGCTTTGACAGAACTTCTATCTAAGATGACCGATACGTTATCATGGCATTCTTTGGTGAACCCGAACGCCGATGACATCTTGATGATAGCGAGTCGGCAACCATCAGTGGCGGTCAGTGACAACTCATTTTCAATTGCGTCTAGTTTGATACCATTGAGGTAATAGCGAACGTCATTTGTTGGCACTATGGTCAGTAATGCTTTGATTGATTGGAGTAGTGTTTTACTGCTTGTTATACTTGTCATTTGAAGTCCGCCATGATTATTTTATCTGCGATTTCGAACGCTACATTTGCGCCCGCTCTGGAGTGAAACACACCGACTATTCTTGCTCTGTCAGCGCGTCTTAACTTTTTGATTTCAGTCATCGCCCATTCGATGTTGCCGTTGCGGTGTGCGATGACAATTTCTTGGAGGGTGGTGTAGTTGACTCTTATGGACATGGGATTTCTATCTCCCCAACTATTTGTCTTACCATTTGCATGTAGTCAATAGCGCAGTCGAAGCTGGGTTCTATTTCATCGCCGTATGAGTCGTAGTTGCCAAGGAACTTATGCGTCAGCTCTTCGTCAGTGAAATAGCCTGATGTTACTGCGTTGCTGTATCGGTTTCTTGCACCTGATGCGTATATGCTGTTGGCTAGCGCGTTACCAAATACTTCATCTAAGTTGGTTGCTATTGCGACTGCGGCTCTGCTCAGTGGTACTTTATCTTGTACTTGTCCGAGTTCTTCTTCGTTGGCCTGTATGGCTACAAATCCACAGATACAAGCGTCAGTTCCACACTCACTTCCTGGGCCGGTCAGTTTGTTTAATCTGGCTGCTGCTCCTGGGCTTGTTGTTATCCACGTTTGCATATTTAATTCGTTACTCGATGCTTTCGCGTCGAACATTGTTTGGATTAAGTTATCCAGCGTGTTCATGGCGGTTAGCACCTTGTGTTCGGTGTCTAGTTTATACATTACAGTACTCCGTGTTGGGCGAACGAGTAGTCGTTCCATGCCGAGACGATGATGTGGTCTTGGACGGTAATATCGAATAACCTGCACGCCGATTGGATGCGCATTGTTATCTGTTTATCTGCTTCGGATGGGGTGGTTGTCCCCGTTGGATGGTTGTGCGCAATTATTAGTTGATTTGCGCCAAGCTCTAGGCAACGACGAATAATCTCACGTGGGTATACCGCCGCCGAGTTGATGGTTCCAGTGAACATTATCTCATCGTGGACTAGCTCCATTTGATTGTTCATAAACAACACTAGAAACTTTTCTTGATGGGCGTTTGCAATACGTAAACGTATGAGGTCAATCGCTGAGTCTGCGCTGTTTAGTTTGGTATCGAACAAGGGTTGCGCTTCTCTGATGAAGGCGATTGCTTGCTCTACGATTGATGGGCTTGCCGTTGTCTGTTTGGCTAAATTTAGCATTGGTCTCTCTCTTTTCTGTGGAGGTATTTGCTTACCGTTTGTGGTTCGCTACGCGTGAACGCATAGCTCGTTTCATTGCGCCTTCTTCGCCGTAAGTCTTTTCGGAAAACGATTCACTTTGCCGTTTCCCTTTGTCGTTTTTCCACGATGCCCGCCACGTTAATCGCTGTTGTCGGTATGTCACTCCGTTCATCGGCGATACTTTTTTAGTCGGTATGGGTGCGTCTTTCTTTTGTTCTAAACGTAATAAAACTGGCTCAAGTCGCTGTATTGCGTATTGGTAGATACTGATTTGTGCTTGTGCGTCTGCCAGCCATGCTTTGTTGTTGGTGAGGAATTGCTTTGTTTTTGTGATCAGGAAGGCGAGCTGTTCGTGTTGCATGTCTGCCATGTGCATCGACTCGTTTACTATGTCATCGATGGTTAACGTTGTTTCTTGCGAGTTTTTTTGCGTCATTGCGTGCGTCCTTCTCTGTTTAGGGCGTAATTTCTCTGCGTAGGGGCTAGTACATTACACCGTTAAAAAAGTATTAGCAATACTAATACTAGTACTAATACTTATAGTTTGTTAGCAGTTGAAATACACTGAAAATAGTCTGTAAATGCCAATATCAGGGTTGATTGCTGGTTTTTTATACTGACTTGTTAAATCTGTTAACAAACGACGTGAATTTGTGTAGAAACGTGAATAATGTCTTTAGGAATTTTATTGTGTCCATACAACCACTTTTATTTTCTATCGACCGCCATTCTAGGGTCGATGTTGGTCGTCTGTAGGCCAATGGAAATAAGGGGTTTGAGGTGTTGTCTAGTTTTGGGTAGAATATTGTCCTAGTTTGGCAATAAGCGTGTAACCCATATAGTACGTGGGTTGTAGCTAACGTGTCCTACTTGTCCTTACTAATTTCTAATTGGCTAGGTAAATAAAAAATAGCACTATACGTTTTTTCTATAGGGAGATAGTATAAAATATAGTTGGACAAGTCGGACACATCGCTTGTAGCCCATATATGACGGGGCTTGTAGCCGATTTGAATCCGTGGACGCCCTTGGACGAAAAACCTGAAACCCTTATAGGACGTGGGCTGTGGGTGTCCGACCTCCCAAGGACACCACGGTCGCCACTGTACAAGAAACACACGATTCGAAGGGTTGTACTTTATGCAATGCTAATGCCAATCACGCATGTTAAAATATTGTTACAGGTGCGACCAGTGATAAGAGTATCAGTTCACTGGACGGTACAGTTGGGCGCTCGTTAGCGTTAGCTCATAACGTTTACCTCGCATTGGTTAGTTGGTGGAATACGATAGCAGTTTATTGACTTACTCAGGTCACTTCACAAAGGTCGTCTAGTTTATAGCCATTACGGGCTTACAATATGCAGGTGTCTCACTTCCTACACTATTGAACCTTAGTTAAATTGGAGTGGTGTTTGAGCGTTTTCGTTTGAGCGTTTACATATTGCACGGATTAATTCTAAACGGGTCATGGTCTGGTTTCCTCTGTTGGGGTTACGTTGTAGGATGTCACTCGGCACCTCATATACTTCACAAGGTCGTCAATCAACACATCTCAATCGACGCATCACATTTTGCATATCAACAATCGACGAATAACAAATAACAAAGAACAGTCTCATGTCTCATGTCTCATGTCTCATGTCTCATGTCTCATGCGTCCTCGGTGGTAGATGATTACTGAGATGGTGGGCGGTTGCTTTTGCTTTCGGATCCAATCTGGCAGAATTGTGGGCTATGGGTGTTGTGGTGTATATGTTATGGGGAGAGTTTAAAAGAAAAGCTAACCAAGAAGGCTAGCTGTTTGCATACTCATTTTTATGCTGATTGTAGTGACCCTTGCGCACGCCCGCATCTTTGGCAGCGCGGTGTTTCATGTTGCGTAGTTTATCACTATCAGTCTGGGTGCCAGTACCTTTGCACTGGAAACACAGGCGAGCATATCGGATACCCACATACACACCGAGTTTGCAGTCTGAATGCCCACAGCCAGTGAAGCTGACACCTCGTTGCATCTGGCGCAGAACCCACGGTATTCTATCTAGCTTGCTGAGTGATTTTAGTTCACGCTCTCTGAGGAACGTAGCGACTTGGCTGGCTGATAGATGTTTCTTTACTGTTGGTATATCTGATGATACTGGAACTGAATCAACGCCAGTTGCAGTGAATAGTTTATTGAAATCCATGATGTATCTCCTAAATTGGGAAGTAAAGGGGCGATTGCTCGCCCCATGATGTCTAGCTATGCTTAGCGATGTAGGCACTTAATGCCTTGTTATCTGCCTCGATAGCCTTGGCTAAACGTTCCTCAGCTTCTTTATGGAACGACTCGGCATTCACCTCACTCGTGAGACGTTTGAACTCAAACTTCTTGAGCTTGAATCTGTCCTCACCGTTTGGCCCTTCGCTGTAGATGTAGCCTCCATGATAGAAGGTATCTAGCACCTCTAGCACTTGCTCAGGTAGGATGACTTTCCATTCATCAACCCACGCCTCGATAGCCTCAATGCTTTCTTCAATCTCAGCCTCAAGGTTGTTCCACTCTCTATCTTCCACAATGTAACGACCCTCATTGACGGCTGAGGATATGGACAACGTGTGACCCATGATTTCTAGCTCCGAATCACGCGCCTCCATGCCTGCTTTGTCATTTCCATACAGCGCATTACCTAAGCGATAGCTCATTTGGTCCACCTTGTTGTTGAGTGCAGCCACCACACGCCCTATGAACGCAAGAACGCTCGTGATGTTGGGCTTGTCGGTCAGTTCACCTAATGGTATGCCTCCTTTGTAGAACTTTTCGAAGTCCCAAGTCTCTTTCCCAGCCTCAGTATCCCTTTCAAGTTTACCAATGAGCGACTTCTCTATACGCTCCCAAACCTCGATGTCGAAGTCTGTCTCAACCTTGAGTATGGGGCAATTGACGGCTTTTAGTGTGTCCTCGATGACCCACTTTGCCGTATCTTTCTTGAACTTTGCTGAGTGGGATACAAATTCCACGAACTCGTCGTAGTCCCATATCTCGTCAATCTCAAACTCAGGACGACCTTCATCATCTTTGCCCAAGAACGTCCATATCTGCCAGTAAGGCATATCAACGTTCATGCCATCCCAACGAATGACATGCTCGCGTATTTCAAAGAGCGTATCCTGAATGTGTCTGTGCATGTGACCAATCTCCGGTAACTCAGCACCGAATGTGCCAGGTGAACCGTCTATCACTTCACGTACTGATGCGACGGCTCGCTCCTTGATCATCTTTCGTTGAGCGCCCTTAAACTTGCCCATGATTTTGAACGCTGTGGTGGATTTCTCACCCGCTAGTCTTGCGTTGTTATCTGCAATCTTTGCTTGAGCTACGTCCATTGCCACTGTCTTGAGTGACGTTACCGGATGTAGTGCTCTATTCACTGACTTTGCTATTGTTTTCATTTGTGTTACCTTTTTATCTGTTAAGGATGCGGTGCTTGTGGCACCGCAAAGAATGGTTATAGCCAATTGTTTGACTTTAACGTGCCACCTGTGAGCAACATAATTCGTTGCACATGGGTGGTTTCCAGATGCTCGACCTTATTCAGCCACTCATCAGATTTCCTATCGTTCTCCCTATCGAACTCCTCAGTGTAAGCGCCACGTATTGTCACGCCCTCAGCTTGTGTGAACTCGTCCATCGTGTCGTAGAAGCATGAACTGTCTAGCGTTTGCTCCTCGTCCTCAAACTCCACATGATGTGAAGACTCGTTGCATGAGTAGCACTCCGTAATTGGCTCATGCTCCCAAGGGTTGTTCTGGGTAACTTTCCCATCCTTGCCCTTGATAGCCCCAATTGATGCAGTCTTAACAGGTGCGTAACCCTGATAGCCTGAATCCCAATCGAAGTAATGCACATCGTTGGATAGCGAGGACTGATATGTCAGGTCGCCTTGACCGTCGATAGGGCTGCATAGCCATTTACTCAGTCTATTCAGCACCGACGTATGATGCTCAATCTGCGCTTGGATAGCGTTGATACGGTGTTCGTAGAATCCGTCATGTTGCGAGGGCTTATTCCACTTCACCATGATGCCTGCTATTTTACTCAAGCAAGTGGATTCGCTCCCTAGCCCATAACGTACACTCGATACATGGTCTAGCTTAGCGTTGGTGAGCATTCTAGGTAGGACACTTAGCGCCATTTCTGACTCGTCTTTACGCATCTGTTGCGCGGGTGTTAGATTGATATAATTCATAGTTTACTCTCTGTTTTGGTTGATGTTGCGACTGCCCACATTGCTGTGAACGTATTGAAATATTGACCTTTATATAGAAACATCTGTATCTCCTATCCATGTTAATTGCATTAGACCGTGGGCGGTGAACACTTTACCGTCGCACTTGAACCACGGGTTTTTATCGAACTTATGGTATTTGCTGTTGTTATCGGTATAGAATCCATGCTCTATATTACTGACGCATTGGTGTTCCCATAGCCCATCTTCGCGCTTGTTCTTAAACCCACGAACTTCACCGCTCCCACATAGTGGGCAATGTACTTCTTTTACTTCAAACATCTGTATCTCCTTAAAATGGTATGTTGCGTAGCTTGTATGCCCATACGTGGGCTTGACATATCACGGCGTAGTGTGCGCGCATCATATCTCCATAGGCTTCGTTCTCTACGAACCCTATTATCTCGCCATGTTGGTCCACCACTTGGTCGTGGTACGGTGTATCAATGTAAACATCAGGGTGATTCTGCCCAATGTTGAAGGCATTAGCGGCGTCCAGCGCATACTCTACTGATACCCATTCCTTTTCATCCCACTCTTCTATCTCGCTATGCGCTTGATGCAGTAGCACCTCTGATGTTGTGTCTACCATGCTTAAATAAGTCATATGTATCTCTCTCTGTAATCGAAGGGGGTTACCCAAAGTAGGTTCAAACCCCGAATTGACATGCTGTTCCGTCTCAGACTCGAAACGAACCAACCCCGTGCCGCTCAGAACGACACCAACCTGACCAACCTCTTACAATTGTCCCAAATCACGCGAAAACCGACTTTTCAATTTTCATTTTTATTTTTTCAAATTTAAAAATTTTAAACTTACCAGTATTACTGCTAGAATAATATTACCCCAACTGATAAAGATAGATAAAAAAATGAGCGACCACATCGCAAGAATGAAAGCTGAACATAGCGACTTGCAAGATAAAATACTGGCATTAGTTACTTTTATTCACTCCAACCCTGTGTTTAAGACACTAGATGAAGCCGAGCAATCTCGCATGATCAAGCAGTGCGGATTCATGGAGTCCTACCTTCAAATGCTAGCTTCCCGCATATGGTCGGCTAAATAACTACGGAGTAATTGATATGAATACATCCCCAATGAAAATGTTTATAGGGACTAAGTTAATCAAAGCAGCACCGATGAACCGCGCTAAGTACCCCGCACAAACGCAAGCCATTAAAGGACAATTTACGGATGACATGGTGCCATATCGTGAGTACTGGGCTTTAAAAACCGCGCAAAATGACATTGCAGTTTGGCAACCAAGTGGCAGTGATAGTCTTGCTAATGATTGGTGTTTCAGCTAATGGCCCTCAAAATCGACCTTGAGGGCGCACCTCCTAATATCGTTGCCGCATTTGATGCAGTGATAGCTTGGCATGAGCAATCATGCGAAGTGGAGGTGACCATCAAAATCGCCCATGATTTGCAGGACAGTTTAACGTTTAAAGCATTTCAGAACGTTGTCGAGCGTTATCACATCCAAAATTACGAAGTGCTTCCCGCAGAGAAATTTATGGAGGTGCTAAAAGTGATTGTCCCTAAAAGTTCCCCTTTGTTTGCCCTCAGCCCTAATGTGGCGAACGGCTCGTATCTGATTATTGAGTAGCACATGGCAGAGGTAAAGAACGGCAACGCTTTGGTCGCAGAATATGCGGCTATGGCGGTCAGGACGCTAACGAGCCAAGAAGAGGTGTATGTATCCCACTGTATTCGAGGTCTGAATCCATCGGCGGCTTGTCGTGCGGCGGGTTACACCAATGTCCCTGAGATAATGGCCGACTTTGCTGAGAGGCGCGATATTCAAACCGCGCTTGCGCATGGTCGCGAAGTATCACGTCAGTTGGCACTTCAAGCCGGTCAGTTAGATTTTACCCGTGACGATGCAACACGTTTATACCTCGAAGCGCACTCTACTGCTGATACAGCGGCAGAACGTATTAGGGCGGTGGACAGCTTGGTTAAGCTGCATGGGCTAAGTGAGCCAGATAAAAAAGAGGTGGTTATCACGAGTAGGGACCAGTTGACGGTAATGGATACCGAGGAGCTGGCTCGTATTGCGGGTAGTGACATCCTACTTGACCCATCGGAATATGAGGTCAAGAAGTGAGTTTTACCTGTACCGAGTGCCATATAGAAAAGGATGCTTATCAGCATTTTGACGATGACGTATGCCAGAGCTGTGCTAAGAAAAACGGCACGTATGAGGCGATGGATGCCCGACCTGAGATAGAGCAGATAGCGGCTGATAAAGAACGAGCCGCCATTGAACAGCGTGAAGATATTCAGGCTGACTTTAACAAGCAGACTGAGGCTAAGCGCATACTGGCAGAGCGTGAGCTGGCGCGCCGACACATGCTGCATTTCGTTAAGCAGTCCAACCCTGCGTATCAGGCAGGGTGGGTTCACGCGGACATTTGCCAGCGTCTTGATAAGTTTGCACAGGGTGTAGAGCAGGGTTTGCACCCGCGCCTCATGATCACAATGCCACCTCGACACGGCAAGTCGGAACTGGGCAGTAAGACGTTCCCGTCATGGTATTTGGGCCGAAACCCCAAGCACGATGTCATTTTAACCTCCTACTCGGGTGAGTTAGCCAAAGACTTCTCGCGTAAGTGCCGTGACTTGATGGACACCAACGCTTTTAAAAACGTGTTCAAAACCCGCCTTAGTAAAGACAGTAAAGCGTCTGATAAATGGTCGACGGCTCAAGGTGGCGGTTTTACAGCGGCGGGTGTCCAAGGACCAATTACAGGTCGTGGCGCTCACTTAGGTATAATCGATGACCCTGTGAAAGACAGAGAAGAAGCTGAATCCGAAACCATTAGGCAGAAGGTCAAGGATTGGTATTCTTCCACGTTTTACTCTCGTCTTGCACCTGGCGGTGGTATTCTCATTATTCAGACCCGCTGGCACGACGATGACCTTTCTGGTTGGCTGTTGTCCGAAATGGCAGAGGTTGAGCGCGAAATGGCCGAAGAGGGTACTGAGTTTTGGCCCGAAGATGCGGATAAGTGGGAACTGGTTGAATACCCTGCGATTGCCATCCAAGACGAAGAGTTTCGTAAACAGGGTGAGGCACTTCACCCAGAGCGTTACCCACTAGCCGCATTGAAGCGTATTAAGCGTGCGATGATCCCCCGAGATTGGCAGGCGCTCTATCAGCAAAAACCTGTATCAGAAGATGGTGACTATTTTAAAGCCGAGTACTTTCGATATTATCACCCTAAAGATTTACCCCCGTTATCTGAGCTACGTATTTATGCGGCATTCGATTTCGCCATATCGCAAAAGACCTCTGCCGATTGGACGGTTGGCGTGGTCGTGGGTATCGATAGGAAACAAAACATTTGGCTGTTGGACATGCGCCGTGGCCGATGGAACTCATTGGGTATCATTAATCTACTGTTCGAGATACAGATGCTCTACGACCCCGAGCTGATGGGCATCGAGACAGGCCAGATTGAATTGGCCCTTGAACCTTTCATCATCAAAGAAGAACAGGAACGGGGTGTCACGCTTAACTATGAGAAGTTGCGTACCAAAGGTGTCGATAAAGTTATCCGTGCTAGACCGCTGCAAGGCCGAATGGAACAGCACAAGGTATTCTTTCCTTCGCTTGACTCTACGCCGTGGATGATGACCCTTGTTAATGAGTTGCTTAAATTCCCACTTGGTAAGAACGATGACATTGTGGATGCGTTGGCGTGGATCGGTCAGATGATATTGCTGTTTGGTATTGTTAACCAGAAGCAGGCTAAGAAGGCCGAGAGTGACATGGCTAAACGTTTGAAAGAAATTATGAACGGTAAACGTGCGCGCAAGGCCATGGCTTCTTAAACTCGTTTGCAGATATTAGTAATACTGTTATAATCCAATCAGGGGAAGGAAGCACCGCACACTTTTCAGGGAGTTGGCGGTTGTCATTTAAAGAGGTAAATCCGATGTTGCAGTCAATGATTGCGGCATTCACGCTGGTAGTTGCCATGTTTGCAATGTGGCACGCCATTATATTAGAGCCAATAGAAGCACGGTCTTTGGAAAGAATGGAGGTGCTTACAGAGCGCGTCCGTAGAGTCGAAGTTCGTCAAGATAAATCCAATGAATCGATTTTAAAAGAGATACGAAACATCAACCAATCACTTAGTCAGCTAGAGGTGTATCAAGCACGTCTAGGGGCTAATCTCGACAATCTTAATGGCAACATTACTCGTTTATCAAAACAGCTCGAATCCCAAAGTCTCCCCCGACCTCTATTGGAGGCCAGAAACCAGTGAAAAAATCCAAGAAACCCACACTAGATAACGACACACTCAAAGCCGCACGCAACCGCTATCTGTTTGAAGAAGCTGAGCGTTCAACAGGCCACATTAATTATGTGAAGAACGCGATAACGTGTTCGAACTATTACGCGGGTGAGCAGTGGGATGCAGACACTAGGGCTAAACTCGATGCGCAAGGTCGTCCTGCATTGACCCTTAATATGTTTCTATCGACAGTAAACGCCATGATAGGCGAGCAGTTGGAACGTAAGGTTGAAATTACTTTTACTGCGTCCAAGACCGGCACGAGTGAGACGGCCTACGCGCTTAATGCAATAACTAAATCTATCCTGAATGAGAACAACTTTACCGAAGTCGAAGAAATGGTATTCGCCGATGGCATTATCACCGACCGTGGATTCTATGACATTCGCATGGACTTTGAGAATAATCTCCAAGGCGACGTTAATATACTGACCGAGGATGGCACTGACGTCATCATCGATGCCGAGGCTAAAGACTCTGACCCTTCCACATGGAATGAGATATGGATTTCGCGGTGGATGACACCTGACGAGATTGGAGTGCGTTATGGTGAGGATAAGATACAAGCTATACTTGCCCACGCAGCGCACGGTGGGGCGTCGAGTCAAGCCTCACATGTGCAATTCGAGTCAAGTACTTTTGGCCGTGACAGCACCTACACCCGAGAGAACGACGAAGAAGTTCGTGAGGTTCGACGGGTTCGCGTCATAGAACGTCAGCATTATAAATACACAGACGTCGTTAAATACGCAGATATGGATACGGGCGATTTACGCCAGGTTCCTTACGGTGTCACTCTGGCCGAAGCAAAAAAGTTTGCTGATGAAGAGGGCTACGGTGTCATCGAGACTAAAGGCCGCCGCCTAAAAATGACGGCCAGTGCCGGTGATGTGATGCTTGAAGATGACTGGTCGATGTACCGCACCTTTACGCTTGTGCCATTTTTCCCGTACTTTCGTCGAGGTAAGCCACATGGTATTGGTAGACACATACTTGACCCACAGGACTTGCTCAACAAAACCAGCTCACAAGAACTGCACATTGTAAACACCACGGCTAACAGTGGTTGGATAGTGCAGGAGAACTCACTTGTTGATATGGATACAGACGATTTGGAGACGCGCGGAGCCGAAACCGGTTTAGTGCTGACCTTTAAGCGCGGCTATGATGCTCCTGCCAAAATTACACCTAACCAGATACCCACAGGTATAGAGCGCATTAGCCAAAAGGCAGCGTTAACTATCCGCGAGGTTTCTGCAGTGAACGCTTCGATGCTGGGAACGGCTCGTGCAGACCAGAGTGGAACAGCACAAGCGCAGGCAACTACTCGGGGTCAGATGCAAGTATCTGTCGTGTTGGCGAGTTTGAAGAAAGCCCGTCGAATGGTGGCTAAGAAAATACTCGAACTGGTTCAGGATTTTTACACAGAGACTCGCTATTTCAAGGTTACGGAGGACAGTGTGTTGACCTCTAACCAAGAAGGGTCTGACTTGTCCATCAACCAACCTGATGAACAAGACAACATAATGAACGATGTCACTGTCGGTGAGTATGGTATCTCGGTTGGACATGCGCCAGCAGGCGGCAGTGCTTTAGAAGCCGAGTTTAACGAAGTGATGGCATTGCGCGAACGCGGCGTGAATATCCCTGACCATATTGTGATCAAGTATTCCAACCTACGTGAACGCAACGAAGTGTCTGAGTACATTAAGAATATGACGGGTCTTGGTGAGAAGAGTGAAGAACAGCAAGAATTAGAAACGGCTAAGCTTGAATTTGAGTTGGGTCGCATGGAGAAAGAGCTACAACTTAAAGACGCAGAGATTGATAAGAAAGTCGCTGATGCGTCTGTCGCAATGGCGAAAGCAGATTCCCAAGAAGGCTACAACCAAGCTGAAATGGAAATCGCTAGGCTACAACTCGAACGCGACAAGATGCGCCAAGATGCCTCATTACGAGTCGCATTGGCCGCACGCAGTCACGTCAACGCATCCAGTCTCAATGACTCCCGCATGGCTACCCAACTAGCCATGAAAACAATGGATTCAATGGAGAAGGACAAACCCCCAACGAAAGAGAGTAAATAATGGCTATTGAATTAGTAGATGCAGATGATGGCGGCGGACCAGCCGTTTCGACAGTGAATGAATTTGGCGGTGAGACTTTTGAAACACCGACAGTCGATAAGAAAGCTCGCGGTGATTTCGCTGAGCCGGTGATTGACGATACTGACGACGAACTGGTCGTTGAAGCCGTAGGCGACGAAACTGAGTCCAAGGATGAAACTGAAACCGAATCCAAGGATGATGAAGGAGAAGACGAAGGTGAGACTGAAACTGAGGAAGAGGACGAGGGTGAAGAGGACGAGGGTGAAGATGACGAGTCTAAGCCTACGGAGGAGGACGAGAGTATTCCGTCATCTGTTCCGCGTTCACGGCTTAAAAAAGAAGTGGAAAAGCGAAAGAAGTTACAAGCTAGACTTGACGCCCTTGAAGCCCAAAGTACCGAGGACGGAAATGATGACCCAGTTGAATCTGCCACTGGAATAGAGCTAGACCCTGCCAGTTTCAAAAAGATGCAGGAGGCGATGATTGATGGTGAGTCTGATACGGCGATGGAGCTGTTTCAGGGGATGCTAAACAACGCGGTCAACGTGGCAACAACTACCGCTGAGAAGCGCACATCAGAAAAGGTCAAAGGCGAGATTGCCGAGCAAGCCCAGAACAAGGAATTAGCCGCTGTCTCTGCGACTGTCTATGAGTCTTATCCTGAGTTTGAATATGGCGGCGACTATGCTGACGAGGATTTGATAACGGATGTTATCGATTTACGCGATTTTTACTTTAATAAAATGAGCGCGGGTGAGGCACTGCAAAAAGCGGCGGCTCAGGTAGCCTTAGAGAATGAGCTGGTTGATCGTAAACCTGCCGCTAAGTCCAAAGCGATTGATAAGCCGCCAGTTAAGGCCAAAGCGAAGAACGACATCGCCCGTAAGATGGAATTGGCGAGTAAGGAAAAGGGTAAGTTGAAAGGCAGTTCACTCAGGGATAAATCAGAGTCAATGGATATAAGTTCATTGACTGACGAGCAGTTTGGCAATATGTCACCACAGGCGAAAGCCAAAGCAAGGGGAGATTTCCTATAATGAACGAGCAGAAGATTGAGCAGAAGATTAAAGACAAGGGCTTGGACGCACCACGCGTCACGCCTACTAAGATAGATGACGTCATAGTTGGAGAGTCTTACTATGTTTTTCCTGGCACAACGGTGACTATCTGCTTGTTGAGATTGGAAAACGGCTTTACGGTCACGGGTGAGTCGGCATGTGCCAGCGTTGATAACTTCAACCAAGAAATTGGCCGCGATATTGCCCGAGTTAATGCGCGTGAGAAGATATGGGGGCTAGAAGGGTACGCACTCAAACAGCGACTCTTTGATGCCGCATAAGCTACAGCCCCTTTAACTAGGGGCTTTTTTATTAAGTCAACTGTTGACTAATATTAGTATTACTAATACACTAAGGCCATTCGAGTAGTGAACTCGTAAAAAACTCCTGACATACACAGCTAAGTATGCCGCACGAAAGTGCTTCGTTAGACCCACGCACGGGACAAACACAAAGGCTAATTTTTAATAAATTTGCCCTAGTTTTTGTTTCGCAATGATTAGGGAATAACGGAGTAAACCACATGGCTGGTAATACAAATTTCGCAGCACTAGATGACGATGCTAAAAAAGTATGGTCACGAGACGTATGGCACCAAGCACGAGAGAAGATGTTTACATCACGCTTTATCGGCACGGGCCAGAATTCAATGATCCAACGCATCCCAGAGTTAACCAAATCAGAACGTGGTCTTGAAGCCATTGTTACTTTAGTACCTGACATCGAAGAAGATGGTGTGGTCGGTGATGATGTTCTTGTCGGAAACGAATCAGAAATGAAAGCGGTTCAGGATAAGATCCAAATTGACCAGTTACGTAACGCGGTTAAGAACACTGGTAAACTGAATGACCAGGCAACTGTCGTTAACTTCCGCGACCAAGCGAAAGACCAACTTGCCTACTGGCTTGCAGACCGTTGTGACCAACTTGCTTTTTTAACAATGGCTGGTTTGGCTTACACCAATAAAAACTCAGGTGGAACGCGTGGCGGTAACTTAGGTAACTTGTCATTTGCGGCTGATGTAACAGCACCCTCGTCTGAACGTTACCTTGTAGTTAAGGGTGATATACTTGAAGAAGGTTTGGGTACGTCTGATTTAACTGCAACAGACAAATTCGGTTATAGACACATTGTACGCCTACAGGCTTACGCTAAAACGAACTATGTTCGCGGCGTTCGTGGTAACGGCGGCTCAGAAGTCTATCACTTGTTCCTTCACCCGATGGCAATGGCCGAGTTAAAGCTCGACACTGACTTCATTGAGAACGCTCGTCAAGCTGGTGTTCGCGGTGATGGCAACACGTTATGGGAAGGTGGAGACACGTACAAAGTAGATGGCTTGTTCATCCACGAGTTTCGTCACGTACCGACTACACTGACTGCCACGACCAAATGGGGCGCAGGCACAGATGTTGAAGGTTGCCGTGCAATCCTAGCAGGCGCTCAAGCAATCGCGATGGTTGACTTGGACTCAGGCTCATGGGACGAACGTGATCACTTCGATTTCGGTAACAACTACGCAATCGCCTACGGCAAAATCTTCGGGTTCAAGAAAACTAAATACTTGTTCGCCAAGAATGCTGCGGATAACACCAATGTTAAGCAAGATTACGGTGTCATTATCGTCGACATGGCTATCTAAGTTTGTTGGGGGGTCGTCGCTAAGGATAGCGGCACTCCCTCCCAATTGCAAAAAACCCCTTACCAACAATAGGATTACCCGATGAAATTTAAAAATTTTAATGCAGTTTCCGTCCATGTTTGGACACCCGCAGGACACAGCTTTGTCATTGGCTCGGGCGAAATTAAAGAAGCCCCAGAACATTTCACCCAAGCATGCCTTGAGAAAGGGCTTGTACCGGAGGGTGCGTATAACGAGGGTGCCGATGATTATGACACTGACTTGGTTGTTAACCTGTCCGATGAACCTGTCTCAGAATCTAGCGATTTAGAGAAGCAGGCCATCAAGCGCAGTGAAGCGGCCGCAAAGGGTCAAGCTACAAAGGCGGCTAACGCGGCCAAAGCGGCATCAGCTCAAAAAAACTTGGAGTAATAAATGGCTACCACCGTCGGTAATATCATAGAGGACAGAGTACGAGTACTGCTAAGAGACATTGACGATGGCGGTATTTCCCACAAAGATGAAGAACTTATCTCATGGATAAATGAAGGTCAGGCTGAGATAGCACGTATTCGCCCCGAAGCCTCAAGTGCCACAATGAACGTGGCTTTGATTGCAGGTGTCCACCAGACTATTCCCGATGGTTCTACGCTTCTTTTAGAAGTAGTTGCCAACGTCGATATGCCCGGTGGTGAGCTGACTCGTATTGTTCGAAGTGTTGATCGCGATACACTGGATAAAGAGGATGTCAACTGGCCTTTAGCCTCTTCCGCAGATTTGATTAAACGCTTTGTGGTGTCAGCTACAGACCCGCGTTCGTTCTACGTTTACCCGCCACACACAGGTAACAGTGCTAAGGGCATTAAGATTGTCATTGGACAGGCACCTGATGAAGTGACGGCGATGACGGATGTTATAGGGCTGCCTAGTATTTACAGCGCACCACTGGCTAACTACGTATTGTACAGAGCCTTTCTCAAGCAACTGGAAAGCCCAGAAGCCCAGCAACGTTCTATTGAAATGCTAAACATTTTTAACGAACAGATGGGCGTTACTGACCGCAACCAAGAGCAGAGAAGCGCGAAGAACAGACAACCAGCACCGGCGTCTAGATAATGCGCTTGTTTGATATTATTGACGACCCGATGCCTCTCAGCGAGATTGTTGACGAGATAGCACTGGACTTTCCCGAGCCGTTGGACTCGACCATTTTACGGTCAGTGCGACGCGCTTTTAGGGAGTTCTGCATCAAGTCTCATGCGTGGCGAGCCACAATTGAGATTAAGGTCGTTGAGGGTATCAACTTTTATGATTTGGATTTGGATGCGCACTCATATGCGCTCGCCATGCAAGAGGCGAATTTCAGCGTCCGTGACGGTGATAGCTATCGTCTTACGGCTGTTGATGGTAATGGTATGGAAAGGTCTCCTACAGGACTACCCCATCACTGTTATACGTCAGATGACGAGTTCTTCTTAATGGAGGCGGGTCAGGATGGTGTAGCGAAGGTTGAAGTCAAGATTGCACCCACGAATAAGATACTTGAGATACCCGAGAAGTTAGGGGCAAAATACCTCGATGTCATTCGCTCAGGTGCCATCTATCATTTGCTCAGAACACCTGGTCAAGCGTGGAAACCCGACATGAACCGCTATGAAGTGGACCAGTATTATGCCTCGTTCAACGACGGTATCTTAGAAGCTCACCGCGAAGCAACGCGCAAGATGTCAAAACCCAAACGTACTATCCAATATGGAGGTATTCAGTTTGGACACTCCACGTGAAGAGGAACTAGCTACTAGTATCCGAGACTGCCTGCACAAGTTATGTAAGCACGACCCAATGGTTCACCCAGACTATGTTGCAGACTCCATCGAAAGTAAGGAGTCTTTTTTGCAACTGCACGATGGCGGTTTCAGTATATTAACCCCACACCCCGATAGACTCCATATATGGGTTGCTTGTGCGTGGAACGGCCACGGTGATATGAGTATTAGTATTACTGATATTATTAATGTCGCTAAACTGTTAAAGTTACCCCAGATAACTTTTGCCACAACACGGAAAGGCTGGCAGAAGGTGGCACCAAAATTAGGCTTTCACTTTGATGGTGAATTCTACGTAAGGGAAACTGATGTCCAAGCCAGATAAACCAGAAGTACCCGCGCACGAGATTATTGCACAGCAGCACCAGATAGTGATGGGTGGCAAGGGCGATGGTATTGTGAAGAAAGTAGGCGACTCATTTGTGTCGAATAACAAACGTGATCGCGTCACAGGTAAACGCTCAAAAGCCTCTGCTGATGTAGCAGTTGCAACCCGTAACGCCCAGAAAGGTCGCAGGGGTAATGTGTCCAAACAGGTTAAAGCCGTTAGTTCTATTGCAAGTTCATCTAGTATGGTTAAGACATCGAGTGGTTCTGAGGGCGTTATGCGCAAAGGTCAGAAGTTGTCAGGCGGTGCAAGGTCTGCGGTATCACAATCACAACAAGTGACGCAGGGTGCTATGGGTATCGCTAACATCGAGAACAGTCGAAACATGGATACCATGCGCCGTAAGTTCAAGAAAGCAAATTCCACGGTGGATATGATCGGCGCGGCGGCGGGTGCAGGAATGGGTAAGTACCAAGGCACTAAAAAAGCCAATAAAAAGAAGTATAAAGCCGCAGTCGAAGAAGGCTCTGAGGACTATATGGATAATCAGGACATGGGCAAAATGTTCACGTCAAGTTTTGGATAGGAGGATCTAATGGTACCAGTTAACACAGCACTCCCTAATAGACCAACGGGCAAAGAAACCCCTGCTGGCCGTGGCATTGGTGCGGGTATGGCTGACTCGCGTGATAGGTTCAGAGGTAACGGCGTTGCGTCTCGTGCGGCCCGTTCTTCGTACATGCGTGGATCAAGCGCAAAGCAGACTGAGGCTCAACTGGCAGACATGTACGCGGACCAGCAAGAGAACTTTGACAGGTATTATGCCCCACTGATAGACGAGCTTGAGAAAGAAGCCGACAGTACTGACATCGTTGACCGTTCAGTTAAAGATGCCGCAGCACTCGAAGGTCGCTCGCGTGGACAGGTTGAGCGTTCTATGGGTCGAAGCGGTGAAACACTCACTACGGCCCAGAAAAGAGGCTTAGAGCGCACTATTGACTCTAATGTTAGCAAGGGCGAGTCTGTCATCTTGAATACAGGTCGAACCAAGCAACGTGAGTACCAAGAAGGGGTAACCTCTGATTTGATGGGTATCGGTACGGCACTGCAAAATAACAGTGTCGGTGCGCTTTCCAAAATTGCCTCTAATCAGCAACGCCGTGAGCAAGAGTATGAGAAAGCCAAGAGTGGTTTAATGAGCAGTATAATGGGTACGGTCGGCGCTATTGGCGGTACTATGATTGGCGGTCCAGCGGGCGGCGCAGTTGGCGCGGGGATCGGTTCAGCAATAGGAGGTGGCTAATGGCCGGTGCGGATTATTTTTTACAGGCATTAAGCCTATGGAACCAAGAAGCTGAGCGCAAAGATAATGTTGCGTTTAGAGACTCACAGGCGCGTCAGACTCAAGAGAATACTGAGGCCCAGCGAACGATTGACAATAACCGTCTCGATGCTAATTTAGCGTGGCAAAAGAAGAAGTTTGACATGACCAATGCCAATACCAAACGGGGTCTTGGTCAAGGCGATAGACAAATAGATAACGCCCAGACGAATGCCGAGGGAAATGCGACACGAGCTGATAAGCGAATTGACCAGACTAGTAGACAGCAAGATTTCCAAGAGGGTAAGTTTGGTAAAACCCATGAGTTCAATAAGACTAAAGAGGGAAATCGTCAGGGTAATTTTGATGATAATTTAGACTTTAGAGAAAAAAGCTTAGCGCAGGATCAGAGCCAGTTTGATGACCGATTAGAGCAGAATCAGAGCCAGTTCGATGCTACTGACGAGAACGCAGATGCGTCTCTTGCTCAGCAAAAAGTACGTGATACCAACAGGCAGGCAAACGCAGAGGTGCGAAACGACATCGCACTTGCAGGCAATAAGCGTGTGCAGACGGTATTTGATAACGAGAAGGACAGAACGCAACAGTTACAGCGTTCAGCAAAGCTTCAAGCGGATTCCCAGCGGGAAACCACAGAGCTTGCCAACAAGTCCCGAACAGAAACATCAGCGTTTATAACGAGGGCTAACAGTGGCAAACAGGTTGATATTACTAAGATAATGTTAGGTAACAATCTCCCTGAAAACATAATGAATAGTGTGCGCCCTAATAGCGGCAAAGGGTCTGGTATCTTTTCACGCCTTGACCCAAAAACAGGCTCATACCTTTTATCCACTAAGGACAAGGAGGGTAACTTCCTGCCCTTTACTTTAGACCCCAAAGCCAATAACTCCAAGCAACTGCGTATTGGTAAAAACCAATTGATGCAAGTACTGAGTCAAGTGTCAAACGTAGTCGGCCAAGTTGGTGAGCAAGATACCAATGGCAGTATGATGTCAGCGGCGCTTATCCAAAAAGCGGGGCTTATCATTGATGACGGCGAAGTGATAACGGGTGCAGTACATGACGCACGAACGGACGCAAAACAACAGCAACGCGAGTACGTTAAGCAGAAAGCAGCAGACGAAGCGGCAGATGCAGCGGCCAAGCAAGCACAGGACGATGACATTAGGCGAGGCGGTGTGTTGAGGGAGGCTGGCGTTGGAGTGGAGAAAGCAACTAATTTCATTGCCAAAGACTTGGGTATTTTCGGCAGTAATCTCACTGACTTTTATTTTGGAAAGAAAGCAAATGCCGAAGATATAGGAGAACAGCCCGAGAAAGCCATCACCCATCCAAAAGCGACACCTAAAGTGTGGCGGGATTTCCTCAAGATAAATGCACCCGAGCAAGATGCGCGCAAACGGGCGGCGGCGGCGAAAATATTTGGTGATCACAAATCGGCATTAGCCTCTACTAAGCCCAAACGCAAAGAGGCAATGGATTTACTACGTCAGGCCAAGCCCGAAATGGATGTGCAAAAAACACTTAACTTTGAGGAGACAGGTACTTTCGCGTCACGCGAGGAATTAGATACCCTGAACCTGAAAAACAATAAAGATATAATCGAGTATCAGACGGCGGTTGAGGAGCTTCGCCAGTTGCAGGGTGAAGGTGAAGGCGAAATTTCACTTGCGGATTTCTACACGGCTGCCGACCCAATATTGGAGAGAGCCGCGCAGTTGGGTGTTCCTGCAGATTTTGGGAAGGGTCGTTCTGCTTATGTCAAGCAGTCCAAAGCGCGATTTGGCGAAGCATTGTCAAGCTTCATGGTTAGCACGGGAGCCGACCTTGATACATTGGTTGGGCTTGAGGGCGGTGTTGCGATGACTAACATGTTCTCTATCATGGAGCGCATGAACTACGACAGGGATGTTAAGATTACGTCACTGGCGATACCCTATGCGATGGCGATGGGCGGCGTCGATTTGACCGAGGACAATATCGGACGACTACAGCAATATGCAGATGACCGTGACATATCCTTAGAACAAGCGGCCATTGAATATGTTGACGAAATCAATAAATTGTAGCTATATGGATAATAATTAGTATAACTGTTAAAATCCTATTACTAACCTAATAGGATTTTTTTCATGTCTAAAGAAGCCGATAGCATCATTTCCAAACTTATTGCCAAAGGTAAAAACTACGATGGCGATACCGTTTACGATAAACCTCATGGTCACCCCAACCGTAAGGGTTTTCGGATGACAGGTTTTGATACACCCGAGGTAACTAAAAATCACCCCAATGCGGACCTCGCTAAAAATGCGCTTTCGGCACTTTTTAGGAATGGGGCTAAGGCTGAGACGACAGGTGAGTTCGGTACGCATGATCGTGAACTAACAGATGTCGTGGACGAGGAGGGTAATAACCTTTCTAGCGAAATGATAGCGAGTGGCCTTGCTTCACCCACAGGCTTCTCTAACGAGCGAGAAATGGAGTCCGAAAAGTACGGCAACATACGCCAAGCATTTGGTGAGGAACGTTCATCTAACCCTGTCCTAGCATCCTATGGTAATAAGCGCGAATCAATTGATGACATGATCAAGCTGATAGGCCGTCGCTCAATTAAAAATAACAAAGGCTACTACGACACACGAGGAACAGGAGAACGTTCTTGGGACCGAGGCGTTGAGGACTCTAAAATTGCACTTGGCGGCGCGATTAACTATTTAGGTGACCGACTAGACTCCGATATTATGCGCGAGTATGGTCGTGAAATGTTCGTCGAGGCTGAGTACGATAATGCTTTTAACGGGCGTGAAGTGGAATCCTATGACGAGATTGAAGATATAGGCGATGTGATGACCTATGGCATGGAGAGCATCGGTGAAGCATTGCCAGGTCTTTTAATGGATGGGGGCTTAGCGGCTTTGTCAGGCGGTACAGCACTACCCGCTATTGCGGCAAAACGCACGGCTGGCGCGGCGATAGGTAAACTTGTTGCAGGCAGAATGGCAACTGGTGCGGCGGTATCGTCAGGGTTACAGTCCGGCGGTGCGATGGAGGCAGAACTAGAAGCCCAAGGCAGCGAGAACAATCCATACGCCCCTGTGGCGGCTGGCGGTGTAACCGCGTTAATGACTAAGCTTCCAGTGGGTGTTGTCCTTGACCGAGTGCTTGGTGTCCTTGACGAAAAAGCGGCTAAGACAGTTGGCGAGCGAGTCATCAAAGCGTTTAAGACAGCAGGCGTAGGCGCAGGCATAGAGGCACCAACCTCCGCAGTAGAATCGTTATCTAACCAGCTCATATCACAGATTGCACTCAATAAAGAAAAAGTTGAGGTGGACATAGGCCAAGTAGTCGATGAAACCTTACGAGGTGTGATTGGCGGTGGTGCATTTGGCGCAACAGGTCAAGCAATGGCAGAGGGCGTCGATGCATCGTATCGCCACGCCGAGAAGCGACTTAAAGATTTCGGTGACGGTTACGAGAAGAATGAAGATGGGACTGATAAAACAGTAGACGTTGAACAGCAAGATTTTGAGAACACAGAGTTGGGTATCAACCCTGCTGAGGTGCCCAATCTCTCGCAGAAAGATTATGATTATGTCAGCAAGACTATTGCCCCGAAAGGGCAGCCAATATCTCTTAAATGGTTAAAGCAGAAAATTGATAATGAAGAAGTAACAGAACAACAAGTCACCAGTTTTCTCGCTGATGATATTAGCGGCGAAGGCAATGATATTTTCCAATTGCAGGGTGAAAAACGCAGTTTGAGTTTAGGTAAGCAGAAGTTAAGTGCTATCGCCAAGGGTGTGCGCGAAGGTAAAGTTAAACTTGAACCCGAAGCAGCCCGTGCGGTAGGCAAAGCCCTAAAGTCAGGTGAGGGTAAAGACATTGGTATGGCGCTCAAAATGGTGGGTAACTCATTTGACAGTAAAGGCATGAAGTCCTCTACTTTGGATGTAAGGGCCATGTGGCAGTCGTTTATTGAAAAGCAGAAAAAGCCTAACCCGCCCGAAGATAAAACGTCAGAGGCCAATGCCGAAGTAGATGGCTTAGGTCGTGACGAAGCACCAGATGGTTACGGCGATGACGAGAACGTTGAGACAACTGCTGAGAAACCCAAGCCCAAGAAAGACTTAGACTTTATGACTTACGCGCGTGAACGTGCGGATATGGGTGACCGGGAACTTAAAACAGCAGTTGAGCTGTTTGATAAGTACAAAGACACCAAAGACCCCGAGGAAAAACAGCAGGTAACTGAGGTACTGCGGTTTATCACCAAACGCGCCAAAGAAGGCATGAAGTTAGAGCGTGAAGATAACGTTTACCAACAAGTGCTGGACGAGTACGAAACCATTAAAGATTCTGATGATCCGAATGACATTACCCGAGTGGAAGAAATTACAAAGTTTGTCAAGCAGCGCAATGACGAAAGTGATAACGCTAACCCGCTAGTGGCTCAACGCTCAGGCACGGATAAAGACGGTGAGTTCCAAGGTGACATTAATGATCAAGTCGAAGAAGGTGACACCTTCGAAGATTTGACCGTGGGCGAACTGGACGGCAAAGACTTAACCGATAAAGAGCGCACTGTGAACCGTGAGGGCTTCGCTAAGCAGTTTACTGATTTAGTTACCCAGTTGGGCGAGTTACCGGAGTTCGCTGGACTCAAGGAACAGCTAGGCTTACTTCGACAGGTTGCTACGACTCGACTTCTCAAGGTGGACATGGAAGAAGTGGAAACCATGTCAAAAGGCAGTAAAGGCACTCACCCACGCAAACTCGCCACCAAAGACCAGAACGCCATTCAAAACGAAGGTGAACGGCCAGCTCGTGTGCTTAACCCTCAATCCATAAAGTCATTGACTAACTCACTGGAAAAGGGATTGCCCGACAGAGCGTTAAAAACACTTAAAGAGTTAGGCTTATTCGTTGAAGGTCAGATGATAGGTGATACGCCCAGACGGACATTGGAAACAGATCTAAAGCAGAAAGCCCGAGCGACTAAGGCCAAGCGTTTTAAAGGTGAGCTGAAAGATAACGAGGTGCTATCGACCAAAGAAGGTGACTCGTTTGAAGTCAAAGATATTGTCGAACTGGGCATGAACACTGATGGCATTAAGCTACGCGAAGGTAGCGAGTCAACTGTGTTTGAGGTTAATAGTCAAGATAATAAAGACGGCTACACTGGGACAGTTCAGGGCATCGCCCAAGCATTGTACTCGGGCATATCGCAGATGATTGAAGCAGGTCACACGATTAATATGAGCGACTTGAAGAATTCAACGGTTGTTTATAGACGAAAGATTTTGGGTAAAATTAAACGTGATAAAGATGGTAAGCCGATTTACGAGAAAGGCGAGCCGGTGCCATACCTCGACGCCGAAGGTAATGAGGTGAAAGACTCAGAGGGCAAGACTGTGATGAAGCCTGTCTCTAAAAAGGTGATGCGAGAGAAAGGCCCAGTCGAAGATAAGTTTGAGCGAGTCACACTGGGCCAGCTAAAGCAGGGTTTGAAGCGTGGCAAAGACTACAAGGATGGCGTTGAAGCCGAGGCAAGTATTTACGATGACATCGAAGAGGGCTATGGCTCTGAAAGGGGTGACTTTCTTGACGTCGATGACATAAAAGAGGCCGACTTTTCCAAAGAGAGTGCGCCTGACCCCGTTACGGGTGCCGAACCTTTCAGGGCCGAAGGAACCTCAGACACAGGTGGTGGTAGCAGAGTCGATGCGCTCGATACACCCAAAACAGATTACGTGAAAAGCAAAGACCGTCCCGACGACAAGGTAGAGACAGATGAAAGTAAAAGAGGACGTGCATCGCGTGCGTATATGGATGCAAAGAAAGAGTATAAAGCTATCCGTGATTCGTATGAGTCTAGGGGTAAGTCCCCTACTAAAAACGACACAAAGCGCATACAAGAATTGTTACTTGAAATGCGAAAGGCTAAAGCTGTGGTGCGCAATTTGGCATCTAAAACTAAAACTAAAGATAAAACTAAAACTAAAGACGTTCTGCACAATGCAAAAGTAGATAAGCGCGCCAACGACATCAAAGAGTTTGACGAACGTATGGAGAAAATGATACCTGAGTACGAAGAAGCCGTTGCACTAAACAGTGACCAGTTACAAAAGTTTACCGATGAGGAAGTGCAACTCATCGAAATGTACCAGCGCCGTGGTGAGGAGGAAGAGACCGATAACAGCGTCACAGGTAAGGTCGCTCGTAAATCTACGCCATCTAGCGAGGAAGATATTGCCACCCAAACTCGCAAGAATAAAGGTGACCGGCTTCGAGCTAATCAGAAAGCCAAGCGCATGTTCCGCAGGATACGCAAGAAAGCACCCAAGGCTATTTTCCGCGTGTTAGAAATGATCAACACGCGTTTAGATAGGATTCACCCAGAGATTGCGCTGCTAACAAAACAGTACACTTTGAACAAGCAGATGAAAGCTGAACATTTAATTTCAGAGCTAAAAATCATCGGTGATGCTAACGCAGTGCAGAAGGGCTATGACGATATGATAAATGGCCGTGAGAGTACTGAGGCCAACAATTATCGTAAGTGGGTCAACATGGTGGACTCTCTTGTCCGTGAGCATGACCCAAGCCATGTCGGTAAGAACGGCCTTGTCATGGGGCTTAACATGCAGAAGATTGACCAGAACAGGTCAGGGTTTTTGGCACTGGTCCGAAAGGCAGGAGTTAAAAAGCCCGAGGAATTTGTGGAGCGAGTTTTTGAGGGTAACGGTCAGCCACAGTGGGCTATCGACCCAACGACCAGTAACTCAACACGTTCACGGGCAGATGAATTAGTTTCCGTGACTAAAGAGCTAAAGCAAGCGGGATTCTTAGATGATGACGCACCTCGTATGCTGGAACATTATGCGCACGCGGCATCGAACTGGTCTATGTGGAACAAATACATGGGCGAGGACGGGGACTCAAGTGCCAAGTTTAAGCACTTTGAATCTGAGATACACCCTGCGAATTTGGATGAGTTTCACAAATTAATGTCAGGTGTCACAGGCAAGAATGCATTGGGACACAGCCCTTACTTGAACCGATTCAATTCGGCAGCACTGGCATTCCAAACAGCAACAATATTGTGGTTCTCCGCAGTTGCCAGTATTCCCGAAGTTGCCAGTATTGCATCCCGACACAAAGGGTCAATCGACGGTTTGGGTAAGGATTTACGCGATGTTCTACAGGGTGTGCCCCGCAGTGAAATGAAAGATTTCGCCAAGGACATGGGCATTATTTCTACCGAAGTTGTCGAACATGCTATGCAACGTTTATACGCAATGGATGCGATGACAACTGGACGAACAGCCCAGCGAGTAACCTCTACTGTGTTTAAGCTGAACGGCCAAAACTGGCTAACTGAAACCAGTAGGGCATTGGCAGCATCATCGGGTAAACGTTTCCTAGAGTCTCATGCCAACAGTGATACAACGCGTTCTAAACGTATGCTTAAGGAGTTAGAGATTGACGCTAAGACAGTCAAAGCTTACCTTGATAATCCCGATTTGAAATCCAAAGAAGGTAAGGCGTATCGCGATGCGTTGCACCGTTTTGTAAACGAGTCGGTGACCAACCCGCATAACTCGCAGTTACCACTTATAGCAACTGATCCACGGTTTGCGATATTTACGTCACTCAAGAAATTCTTTTATGGTTTCTACGATAACGTGCACAAGTCTCTGTACCGTGATAGCAAAGCATCAAAAGCAGAAGGCACGCAGAGCGAGACAATGAAAGCTGTCGTTGTTACTGGCGCTATGTTGATACCAATGGCGGCAATGAGCGAAGTACTCAGGGAATTTATTAAATACCCATTTGGTAATCCTAGAGGCGATAGAGATTTATCGACGTTCGTGGGACAAACACTGATGGCAACGGGTGGAATGGGACCGCTATCAATGGCACAGCTACCCTATGAAATGCGTCAGTACGGTAAGAATCCTGCTATCACATTACTTGGGCCAACGGCAGGCTATCTGAATGATTGGGTTAACGGTAATATGACGTTTGAACGTCATGTGCCATTTGCTTCACAAGTACCGTGGGCTAGAGAAATAGTCAAGGATGGGCGTAAAGCAATTACGGGCAAGTGACATTAGTAGTAATACTGTTATAATTGTAGTAGCGAACTAATAGGAGTGTTCCATGCTACTACTGATAACTGAATTTCGAGGGATGGCACCTCGTCTCAATCCAGAACAACTTGCCGATGGTTTAAGCGTTACGGCCACTAATGTTGATTTGTCTGAGACGCTTCAAGGATGGTGTTCCCCTCTTGATTTGTCTCAGGTAGTTCCAACAGCGGCTACGCACCTTTTCCACTATGCTGAAACCTACTGGTTCTCATGGGATACACCAACCCAAGCGATTGAAGCTCCGCTGCTTAATGATCCTTTTAAGACGGTCATTATTACTGACGGTGACTTCCCCAAAGTGACTCGCCTCGATATTGCCACAGGCGGCTCAGTGTTTCCCAATATAGCCTACCGTTTGGGTCTACCCGAACCTGGCGTAGTAACTCACACTGTAGATAACAACGAATTGTATTCAGGTCCATCTAGCGGTGACTCAGATTACGACGGTACTGACCTTGATGACTTTACTACCAGTTACAAGATTACCTTTATTGATATATGGGGCAGGGAGAGCGTTGCTTCGTTTGCATCTGAGAATGCCACTATCAGGGAATACGAGGGTCAAATGGTGTTGAAAGTAACACTCACTTTTCCTGCGGTGCCTACAGGCTATCCACTGCTAGGTGATGGCAGTCAGTTTCGTATTTACAGATTGAACAACTCAAGCACAGGGCAAGGTATCTACCAGTTCCTCGCCGATGTAGATTCGGCAGAGAGTACTTACGTTGACCGCCTTACATCTGCAGATTTGCAAGAAGGTCTGTTCGCTGATGACTGGCTGCCACCACCGGACGATAACCTAACTAATTTCCCCAACGGTCCTTTGCAACATATCTGTGTTCTTAGTGAGGCATTTCTGGGAGGACATAACGATAAGATGGTTTGTTTCTCTGAGCCAAGAGTAACCCACGCATGGCCTTCTGAGTACTACATGGTGTTCGCTGAGAAGATTATATGCACGGTTAACTACGGCGCTGACATGGTGGTACTCACCAACGACCACCCTTATATTGTCTCAGGCGTAAGCCCTGCGTCAATAAGCAGAGTTCGTCTAGCTAGCCCTGCACCGGCCATTAACTCCGAGGCAGTGGTTGAAGTTGCAGGCGCAGTTTTCTACGCTGGCAAACGAGGCCTGTATGTTATCGATGGCAACCAAGTGATCCTCGCCAGTGAAACGTTTTATGACGCTAAGCAGTGGCGAGCATTGCAACCCACAACTATGCGATTTTTGAGACACCAAGACAACCTAGTCATTAAGCTGTTCGACGGTCGCATATTAATGTTTGACCCGACTAATCCGACAGGTGGTTTTACCAGCGTTGAATTAGACACTAAGGCACTCCACAATGACCCGCAATCAGAATCTTTAGTCTACTCGGATGCGTCCGGTAACTTGTTTGAATTTGATGGCGGTTCTGAAAACATGGCCGTCACGTTTGAGTCTAAGCACTATCGTTTTCACGACCCTAAGAGCATGTATGTGGGTAGGGTCAGGGCTAATAGCTACCCTGTTGATGTTGAGTTTGTCACTGAGCGTAGAAACGGTAACCAATACTCAACGGTCAGAACGGTCACTGATGATACGTTCTTCTATCTTGAAACTAAGAGTGAAGCTGTTGAGTTTTTCATGCGAGTTGCGGGTGATGTCGATATTCGAAGCATTGGATGGGCATCTTCCATACAGGAGTTAAACGCCGATGTCTAAGATTAAGCGCAGGCCAGCCATACCGAACATACCGGCTAAGTTGCCTCCTGAATTTCGTCCATTCTTTAATGCGGTTCGTGAGAACTTACAAGTTCTGGGCGGCGAGGGTCGTGGTAACCCGTTAGATGAAGCGGTGACTAAACGTGACTTAGAGAATGGCACTTTTAGCACGCTTATTAACCGTCAGGTAAAGACAGGCGGCTCGGGAACACAGCCCTCAGAATTACCTATCCCACCAACAAGTTTTAGTATTAGTGCGGATACCAAGTCGATACGCATAGCTTGGGACAGACCGATTTACGTGGGTCATAAGCACACGAACGTTTACATCGTTTCGCACCCAAGGGGCACAACTGATAATGCTCGCGTTGTTCCTTTCGCTGAGGCTGAACTTTATATCAGTGCTTCTGGTCAGTCGGCAGTTATCTTAGCCCAAGAGTACCAGTGGGTTACTGTATTTATTGCACATGAAAACGGTGATGGTGTAGTCGGGGATGAAGCAGGGCCATTGCAGGCACAAGCTTTGCAGGGCGATATTGTTGACGCTACGGTGCCGACAGGTGTTGAGCTGGAAGTGGTTGAGGCTGGTGTGGTTATCACCTGGGATCTTCCGATTTACGCGGGACATGCACGTTCTAAAATTTACGTGGATTTTGTGGGTATTGATAGTGATGGCGATCCACTACGCCTCGGTAATTACGGGGCGCGCATATTATTCTGGGAGGGCAAAACCAATGGTACTAGGCTCGCACTACCCGAGGGTACGGGGGCTTATTTTTGGGTTGTGCATGAGAATGAGTATGATGTTGAATCACCGCCGCACGATATATTGGGCATTTATGGTTACGTCGAACGCTACGCCGAAACACCGACTAAGCCTGTCGGGGTGGTTCTTACTTCTGTCGCTGGCGGTATTGTTGTTCGTTGGTCTCCTACGTCTTATGTTGGGCATCGTTTTGCGAACATTTATGTCCAAACGGATTTACCTAATCCCGATGGTTCTGCTGGCGCTCCACCTAATCTAAACCAAGCTACCATGTTAGCTCAGACGGTTACGGGTAATTTAACAACGGTTTATTTGCAGCCCGAAATGGGTGCTTACATCTGGGTATCCAATGAGAATATATTGGGTGAGGAAAGTGCGGTACATGCCGTAGCTGGTTCTTATGGTGTGTCGTTACTAGGCGTCGGTACATTGCTTGACCAGATACGTGAGGGCATCGATAAGACGCTCTTCGATACAGATCTGTTTGATTTAATTACGGAGGCTGAGGGCTTTGGGTTTTCCAATCAGAATTCACGTATTACAGACTCGCTTGAGCGTGCAAATGCGGCAGATGCTAAAGGCCAAGCGGCCATTGATGATATTGACAACAGGGTAAACGGGGCGCTTGGAGCGCTGGACTTTAACATCAATGGTATCGCAACAGACTTATCAATTAACTATTATACATCGGTGGATGCAGACTCAGCGATGCAACAGGAAACACAAACGCAAATAACGGCGCTCAATATTGGAGACTACACAAAGCTAGCATTCATAGAGCAGGAGTATCGCACTGAGGTAGACAGTGACAGTGCGATGGCTACTGCGGTCCAAGTGCTTCGTGCCGAAGTGACAACCGCTGAATACGAATCACAGGCGAACATATCTAGTAATTACTCTACAACAGTTGAGGCCAACGAGGCAACGGCAGGGCTAATAGAAACGTTTAACAGCGAGGTTCTACAGGCAAACTATAAGTCTAGTGCCGATATTACGGTAGACCATTACACTAAGGCTGGGGCCAACGCGGCAACGGCGGGGTTGATAAACACCTTTAACAGCGAGGTTCTACAAGCAGGCTATAAAACCAGTGCCGATATAGAATCGGAGTATTACACGAGCGCACAGGCTAACGCTGCAATATCAGGGTCTCTGGAAACGTTCTCCGCTAAGATATTTGATGCTGATGGTTCTACGGTTAAAGAAGCGTTTATCAGTGAGGTGAGAATATCATCGACTGACTTAAACGTCGCCGTTGCGGCAGGCATCGATTCCTATGAGTTGGGCTACGGCGATGATACGTATTCGCTGGACAACATAACGCAAATAGCAGTAGATAACGAGGGTATATACGCCGCACAATGGGGCGTTCAGCTATCAGTAGGTGACCTCACAAGAGGGGTTGGTTTTCTCGCGACGAACGCCGATGAAGGTATCGACGACTCGCTGTTCTATATTAATGCTCAAAACTTTGTCGTGGGTGATCCCGATAGCACAGACACGTTTTACCCGTTCACTGTAACTGATGGCGTGACCTATATTTCAGATGCGGTTATCAGGGACGCTCGCATCGAAGAATTGGTCGTCGATACCGTGACTACCAGTAGAGATTTGGTGATAACGGACTCTGCTATTATCGGCGGCGTTTTATCGGCGGCCTCGATTAACGTGGACAGCGATGGTACGTGGAACGAATCCTATAATTTCAGTGTAAACGCGGCGGGTAATTTGCGCGCACGGGACGGTAACTTCGCAGGGCAAATTTCAAGTTCTGACATTGTGGGTGGCACCTTTAGGACTTCTTCTTCGTTCGCCCCCGATAGTACGTCTCGCGTTGTTATTTCTGCATTAGGTACTTATAAAATGTGGTGTGGTACGGGCGCACAGACAGATGATAATGCTTTATTTTATCTAAAGTCCAACGGCGACGGTGCGTTTAATGGTTCACTTAATGTTAGGAACTTAGAAGGTGATGTTTACGATGCGTCTCTAATCTCTATTCCCAGCAAGACTTTTATCGGAAATGACGCGTCGCTGGTTGTGTACGAGGCAATTTTAGATGGTAATAGTGACTTTGACAGGGCGTTTTACACTAACGTTACTATTGGTCACTCTAACGGTGGCGGTAATAATAGTAATATAACCGTATCTTTATGGATCGACGGTGTTCAGCGAGCTTCAATGCTCAGTAATCCCGAAACTTTATATGAGAACGAGGAAGCTTTATCAATAGGGTGCAACATACCCCAAGGTTCAGCCGACGTTACTGTAGAGTTGAAAGCAACAACAGATAGCAACAGTTACGGCTACGTTAATAGGCAGTTCATTCATGCCTCTGTGTTTAAAGTGGGCAATCAGTTTATGTCTGTTTCAGTTGACCCTAATGGTTAACTTAACACCGTAAATTTATTTCTGCTTTAATATATTAGTAATGCTGTTAGAATAGTATTAGTCAACAAGGGAAACCAGATGAAAAAGAAACTCGTTCTACTCACATTCATGGCGTTCGCTAGTTTATACGTTCATGCAAATCCACTAGGTTATGACGTTGTTTATGTGCGTTATCCCAATCACACTATCGAAGATAGATTTGTAGGTCTACCTCAAGGTGAGAGTGCTTACAGTATAACAGCCGGTGCTGACTTAATGTTACTAAAAGCGGATAGCTCGGAGGTAGTATTAGTTGATTGTACAGACTGCTCAGTGATGGACCCGATAATTTCTTTTGACGGAAATACAGTTTATTACTCTTTAATAGTTGATATTTGGACTGGAACGCAAGGTAACAATACGCCAAAACCTAGAGCAACAGCAGGTTGGATATATAAAATTCATTTAGACGATCCTAACTATACACCAATCAGACTAACTTTTGATGACGGGTTTGACAGTATGTTGTATGCGGGTAACAACAACCCCGAAGATGGGCAAGGAGAAAAACGGTTTATTAGAGATATGACTCCTATTCCTTTGGCAGATGGTAGATTGCTTTTAACGTCTAACCGTTCAGCAACAACGGCTTTAGATCCGTTTACCGAAGCTATTGTGAGCAGTAGTGTTCAGCATCTTTATACTATGGACGACCACGAAGGGGAATTAAATACTAGTGAGTTATCTAACTTACGTCAATTAGAAACTGGCTCATTGCACATGATACAGCATCCAATACAACTTAAAGATGGACGTATTCTATTTACCACTTGGCAAGACGTTGGACACAAGTTTCACTACGCTATGAGTCCCTTATTTACCATCAACCCTGATGGTACTAACATGCAACAGTTCACAGAACCGCATGACAAAAACAAGTACTTAGACCACTTTATTACTCAACTTGTCGATGAAAGTGTTGTTGCGGGATACTACTACCCTTCATTTGACTACGGTTACGGTATTTTGCACCGTATGCCAGTAGAGGCAGCGTATGGTAGAAATTGGCTAAAAGGCAGCGTAGTCGGAAGTAATCGTAAGTTTGACAGAAAAGGTACGGTTAACATGACTCCTCACAGCACACCCGGAGACATTCCCGCACCTAATAGAAGTGGTAAATATTCCATGCCCTCAGTTGGAGCAAAAGGTTCAATGCTTGTTGCTTACTCTAAAGGCTATGTTAATCACTTTTCCGCAGTATGCAGAAACAATAGTGCCAGTCCCTCTCAAGATATGAACACACACCCAATAGACGATAACGGGTTTAAGTGTGAAGAATTACGTTCTGGTATTTACATGATACCTAATGCAACAACTAACATTATTTACGATCCAGACACAGAGTTGGTTATGGTTAAAGACAGTCCTGACTATAACGAGATTTGGCCCAGAGCTGTTCTATCTTACCAAGAGCTTATGGGTGTAGAGAAACCAACTATCATTCCAACAGACCGTTCTCACACTAATAACGCGACTGCTTATACTGGTACTTCATCAATGTATAACCGAGAGTCTATGCCAATTGCTCGATTCGGTGAGTTAGACCCTTTTAACAGTGGATCTATTAAACGTGAGTTGCACGACGGTAACTGGAAAATACAGGGGACAGACGCAGGGGTTTACACTAATGCGGATATTAAATACGTTAGAATTTTAGGGACACCAGCACTACCTTATAACAATCCTATTGAAAAGTTTAACGGAGATACAGGGTCAGCAGATCGAGCCGCACATGCTGAAGTAACAGAATACGCTCTTGCAAGTAACTTAGACAGTATTGTTGCTAAGTACGGTTCGTTTCACGGAGAAAGGTGGGAAATACTAGGTGAATTTCCATTAAGTCACACGGACACAATAGACGACCAAGGCAATCCAGATACTTCTTGGATTGCTAAAATAGGTGCTGATACACCTCATATGATACAAACCTTAGATATTAATGGCATGACACTTAATAGTGAAATGACATGGAGAGGACTAAAAGCAGGAGAAGCAAGAACAGACTGTGGAGGTTGCCATATACACTCAGGACCAGAGTTAGATATTGCTACTACTCAAGCAGGAAAAGGAGTTGCAATAACCGGAGTTGCAGGTTTACTTGACTCTGACTTTAGAATTGCAAACGGTATATGGAACTTAACCACTGGCAGTATTCCTGTACTTACTGAAAACGGTACTGAATTTATAGCACAAGGTACATTAGGCGCAGAGTGGAAAAGAGACGTTTACCCTGTAATGCAGAGTAGCTGTATTTCTTGCCACGGAGATGGAGGACAGACTCCTGACTTTACTGGTACACCTAAAGAAGTTTATCTAAGAATAACTAAAGAAAGCGGGTATATGAGCCCACAAAGAAGTAAGTACATTCGCTCACCACAAGCTAGACAAAGCTTATTAGCATGGATTGTTTATGAGGAAAGACTAGACGGACGACTTAACTCTACTAGAGACGATGATGTTGATTACCCTGATAGCCATCCTGCATTAAACCTTCCTGATGCAGATAAACGCAAGATTGCACGATGGATAGATATGGGTGGACCTGTTGATTTCCCAGTAACTAATGGGTTTGGTTACACAGAGGACAGCCAATTACCCATTGTTACGCAAGTGTTTATTAAAAATAAACCAGAACAGTATGCGAATCATTTTAGCGTTGGTATGTACGATCAAATGTCAGGACTTGATTGGACTACGTTAGCGGTTAGTTATTACACCGTGGCTAACACCGCAACTGTTGTACCTATAACAATAGACCAAGCATCTAAAGTCGATGATAACGATGTTCTTCATGTTGATGTTGATTCATTAATTTTTGCTAATGGCACTGAGTACGTTTTAAAAGTCACGATTGAAGATTTAGTGGGAAATAAAAACGTCTATACCGAGAGATTAACCAAAGGTGCGGTGATTCTTTAATCTCACTAAACTAATACAGGAATACATAAAATGGCTGACTACTTAAAATTCAACGGTGTAGATAATTACTTGTCGTTAGGTACAAACATAGAACCTGAGAATTACACTACCTCTCTACTAGAAATAGATTTAATGGCTGAAAGCGATGACGGAAGATTATTAGCTAATGATGGTAATAATAGACCTCAACTTACTCTTAGTGACGCTCCAGTCGGAGGTAAAAAATCCTTACAATTTTATAGGTTTGACGATGACGGTTCAATATCGGATATCGCTTACGATTTAAATGAAAGGTTTACAATTACTATAGAAACTACGGAGACCGAAATTATAGTAACTACTCCTCATACAGTAGTTACAGAAAATAGAGAAAGCTCCGCATCACACGGCTTTAATCTAATAGGCGTAGCTAGGGGAGAATCTAACTCATTTTGTGAAATGAGAATTTACCGACTGAAATTTACAGGCGATGGAACTCTGGTACATGACTATAATGCGGCAACATCTTCTAACACTGATACTGTTTTTACTGATGATGCAGGTAGTAATGATGCGGTAATGAATAACTTTATTGTTCCTGATGCTTGGGTTGGCTCTGCACCTGCTGATACAACTGCACCTGTAATCACAGTAGCAGAAGGTAACTTAACAATAACTGAAGGTGATGCAGTTCCTACGTTTACTGCAACTACAGATGACGGAACAGCTATTGTTGAAACAGGTAGCGCAAACAATGGTGTTGTCGGTGTTTATCCTTATACTTTTAACTCAACCGACTCAGCAGGAAATGTTGCAACTGAAGTTACTAGAACAATCACAGTAGAAGCTGATTCTGCTTCTAGCGACAGAAAACTAACTTTTGATGGTATTGATAACTATTTTACTTTTACACAAGTTGTCCTTCGCGAAAATGATAATTATACCGTAAAACTTGTTGCAAGCTATCCTGATAACTTAGTTGATGAGGAACAATATTTACTATCTTACGATGACGCTGGCTGGCCTTACAAACAAAAAATATCTTTTAAAGTTGATGGCACTTTAACTATTTCTTTAGGTAGATTTAGTGGAAGTATTATTATGGAACCTTCAACAGCTTTTGTTGCTGGTGAAGACGTTACTATTTTATTTGAACACGTTGCTAACACTCTTGATTTCACTGTTACAGTAAATGGTGAAGTGTTTAATCACAGCGAACCTGCTGGCGGTGATGGAGATTCGCAGATAATTTTTGGACTTTTTGGTATTTACTACGACAAAATTCAGTATCCGTATAAAGGTGATCTTAAAGAATTATTTCTTTCAAAAAACAGTGTAACAGTTCTTGATTTTGATATCGAAAACGGTACGGGAAACACTATTACTAACAAGGGTAGTGGAAGTGATGCAACTTTACAGAATTTTGATGGTAATCAGTGGTCAGGTGGAAGTGTAGACACTACCGCACCAGTAATCACAGTAGCAGAAGGCAATTTAACAATAACTGAAGGTGATGAAGTACCTTCATTTACTTCTAGTACAGATGATGGTTCTACAGTTGTTGAAACAGGTAATGCAGATACTAATGTTCCTGCTGTTTACCCTTATACGTTTAACGCTACGGATGATACAGGTAACGAAGCAGAAGAAGTTACTCGAACAATAACGGTCGAAGAATTTGTGTCTGCTGATAATTCAACTTTAAACATGTCAATTTCAGGCGTACCAAACGGAACATACTTAACAAGGGTTATCCGAGTATCGACTTCTGCAGTTGTATTTTCAGGTAATGTTGATTGGGTAAACGGTGCAGCTAGTCAATTAATTACTGACGTAGTTAGTAACTCCGATGTTGAGTATTACGTTATTGGTACTAGTAACGGTGGGTTAAACAGAGGAGCTACTTCATGATACTAGGTCAATGGGCTGCTTTAGGTCAATGGGGAGAAGCCCCTCCAATTGAAGGAGGACTGCATCTTGATATTGCAACTGAAAAATGGGTATCACTGCTGCCGTATACTTTTCCTGAATCTGGAATTGTAACTGTAGCTTTAGATTTTAACGCCCCTAATTCAATCACAGAAAACCAACAACTGTTTAAGCTGAAGAGAGCACCCCTTGAAATCAGTGCAAGGTTTGAAGCTTCGGGGGCTGTTTATGTTTATGTTGCTACAAATACTGAAGCTAGAGAACTAAGTGGAGGGACAGTAACGCAGGGTAGTCGTTATATACTTAGTGTAAGTCTTAATATTACCAGTGGCGGTATTGTAGTTGCTCTTGATTCTTCTACTACTGATTCTTATACAATCAACTCGCCAACTGATTTTAGTGAAGCTATTACAACTGAGGGTATTAATACGTCTTTAGGTAATGCTGATAACATGACATTTACTGATTCAGTTATTCGCACGTTTAACATTAACGACGAAAGAACGTATGACGCTGATGATGACAGTAGCACTGGTGAACTTCTAGTAGACACAACAAGCGGCTCAAACGGCACTGTAGTAACAAATAGCTCTAATACGGCACCAGAAGTTACAGTAACAGCGGATAAAGCTACTTACGCGGCTGGTGAGACAATCACCTTTAGCGCAGACGCTACCGATATAAATGGCGATACGCTAACTTACAGTTGGATAACAGGTGAGACGACGCAAAGCATCACTGTTATTGCTCCATCTAACAGTACGAATAGCCAGGTGACTAGAAGCTGCATTGTTAACGACGGGAATGTGAACAGCGCAAGCTCGTCCGAAACCGTTGATGTTTTAGCGCAAGAAAATAGAGCGCCTACACTGAGCGTTACGTCAAACAAATCAACTTACGCTGCGGGTGAAAATATTACTTTCACTGCAACGGCCAGCGACGCAGATGGTGACGCTTTAACTTACTTATGGTCAAGCGGTGAGACTACGCAAACAATTACAGTAACCGCACCAACAAGCGGCACATCGTCAACAGTGACGCGCAGTTGTGTTGCCAATGACGGTCAGGCAGATAGTGATATTGAGTTTGAAACGGTTAACGTAAATGCTGAAGTGGATACAACTGCGCCAGTTATTACGGTCAGTGGCCCTGAGTCACAATCTATTGCTTACAACGGCTCAGTACCTACGTTTACATCAAGTACTGACGATGGGTCTACTGTTGTTGTAGGTGGCGATATTATTGATAATCAGACCGCAGGTACCTACACCAAAACCTATAATTCAACTGATGGCGAGAATGAGGCTATTCAGGTAACGCGAACCGTTATTGTAAATGAAGAGGTGGATACGACTGCACCTGTTATTACGGTCAGTGGTCCTGAGTCCCAAACGATTGTGTACGGTTCGGCTGTCCCTACGTTTAGTAGCAGCACCGATGACGGTTCAGCTATTACAATTGGTGGCGATACGATTGACAATCAGACCGCAGGTACCTACACCAAGACCTACGATTCAACTGATGGCACTAATTCCGCTACCCAAGTCACGCGAACCGTTATCGTAAGTGAAGATGTTACCGCGCCTGTCATTACGGTTAGTGGTCCATCTTTACAAACTATTGCTTATAATGGCACTGTCCCGACCTTTAGTGCTACTACTGATGACGGGTCTGCGGTGGTTGTCGGTGGTGATACGATTGATAATCAAACGGCCGGCACCTACACCAAAACCTATAATGCAACTGATGGCACTAATGCCGCTACCCAAGTCACGCGAAGTGTGACAGTGGAGGAAGAGGCAGATACTACCGCGCCTGTCATTACGGTAACGCCAGGTAGTCAAACGATTGCCTATGGCGGGATTACACCTGTGTTTACTGCTACGGCCAATGATGGTTCTACTGTTGTTGTCGGTGGCAATACACTTGATGTGTATTCTGCAGGACTCTACACGCTGACGTTTAACGCGACTGATGCGGCAGGGAACGTGGCTACTCAGGTGACAAGAACCGTTACTGTCCAAGAAGAGATTGATACAACTGCGCCAATAATTTCAGTAAGTGGATCCACTTCAACTACTATTGCTTACGATGGCACTGTTCCTCTGTTTACCGCAAGTGCCCAAGGTTCAGTCGTTAATATCACTGGTGATGTTGTGGATAACCAGACCGCAGGGGCTTACGTTATTCGGTTTAACTCAACTGACATAGCGGGGAACCTGGCTACCCAAGTCACTCGAACGGTTATTGTCGAGGAAGAGGTTGTTGTTGTTACGATACCGCCGACTGCACCGACTGATCCTAGCCAAGACATTACCGATACCATGTGGCAACACACGGATAACTTCTATGCACACACGCCTAGCATTACCGATTTCTCAGATGCGGAGTACATCTTGTCCGATAGGCGTGACTCCATAGAGTTTTACGCGACACTTGGGAACGGTATCTCAGAGCAAGATGGCAATCTTGTTGTCCATATCGATGACTCAAATATAACGTTTCAGGGTGCTCATTACCATCAGCTCGTTCTCTTTGACGCCACAGGCAATAAGTTAGCGCCTGAGTTCTTAAAGAAAGTGAACGTTAAACCCATTCTATTTAAACCCTAATCTGACTGCACCTGTTCACTTACGAACGGGTGTGAATTAAGGAGAACTATGAGCGAAGTACAGCAATATGTGAACCACCTAAAAGCTAGAATTCTTGATACCCAAGATTCGGCACACGCCCTTGATAAAACGTTAACTGGGATTTATGAAATGGCCGGTGTTAGCAACGCTGAGGAATTGAGTGTTGTTTTGCAGGAAGTATTTAAAGAAGCTGAACCCAAAACTGTAATTGAACCAAAAGGTAAAAAGAAATGAAATCATTAATGATCAAGTTATTCGCACCCATCCTATTAGACATGTTTGTCGCTATTGCACGTAAGCTTGCAACGCGCTCAGACAACCACATTGACGATGACGTGGTTGATGCCATCGAGCGCATGATGGGTGACAAACGTTTTGCGGGTAAAGTTAAGAACGTTATCGCTGGGATTAAGTGAAGTACGATAACTTTAGTGACGAACGATTGGCTTGCTCTTGTTGTGGACGGGCCAATCCCAACTGGGCATTTCATCTATTGATGTGCGATGTTGTGGCGTTTCGTTATTTTTTAGACAAGCCTGTTTATGTGGGGTCGGCTTATCGTTGTCCCGATCATCCTATTGAAGCTAATAAGGAACAAGCGGGTGAACATAGCAGAGCAGCCATTGACTTGTCAGTTGATAGAAGTGACGGTCTTGAGTGTCTAAAGTTTTTTCTTAATTTGGGATACGTGGGCGTGGGTGTTTCGCAAAAAGGCTCAAAGCGTTTCATCCATATAGACCGCAGGGTACAGCCTGCTTTGTGGTCGTATTAATTGTTGTACTTTTGGTTGCACTTTTGACTTCAATTTAAACTTTCCAATACGAAAAAACCGCCAATTAGGGCGGTTTCTTTGTTAGTGGTGGACGCTACTGGGCTTGAACCAGTGACCCTTGCCTTGTAAGGGCAATGCTCTCCCAACTGAGCTAAGCGTCCAAAGTCTTAATACTTGGTTGCACTATAGTTGCACCGCCAGAAAAAAGTGAGGTACGACCACTGGCTCTTTTCTGTGCTTTCTCTGCCAGGCTAAAACAAGTGTTTCTCACCTCGGTTGCACTAAAGTTGCACTTCCACGTACATTTTAATCAATAATTATATACTTAGTGCAACCAACCCTCTAAATTTCACACTCGTAGAGCTGTTATTTATTAAGTAGTAATCGCTTATAAGTCACGCCATATAAGGGCTAGAAGTGGTGGACGCTACTGGGCTTGAACCAGTGACCCTCGCCTTGTAAGGGCGATGCTCTCCCAACTGAGCTAAGCGTCCATCTTGTCTAACAATCTTACTGATACGTTCCTCGGTAAGTGGACGCGTATTATAGAGTTGAGACCGCATCTGTCAACCGCATTTTAAAAAAAAAGCCCTGTTAGCTCAAAAATCGGCCAAACAATCAG